CTCTATGATGTTGTTGATAACTATAAATTAAAGTATACAGACTATAAATTTCTTGCAGATCATAGAAATGCAGACACTTTTATCAATAAAGTTCAGTCAAATAATGGAAAATACAATTTAGTTTTAGTACAACCAAAAAAAGATCTTCTAGAAGCAAGATTAAAACTTGCAAAAACCAATTATTACAAGAATTATGATGAAGATTATTTAAAAGAAGTTCTTGAAGATGATTATACTGTTATAAAAGATGAAATAAATACAAATATCAAACCATAAAGAGGTTTTTATTAATGGGAAATTCTAAAACAGATTTGGGTGAAGACTTCATTGCAAGTGGTATGACGTTGATCACCGATACTCGTTCAGATTTTTATCTTAAAGAGGATCGGAAGAAAAAATTATTGAAAGAAGTAGTAAATGATCCAGGTAAAGAGTACGATACGGATAACCTTGATAAATAAGTCAAGAAAACTATACAGGATCAATGGCGCTTCCACGGGTTTCTAGAGCATTTAAAGACATCAGTCTATCTTTTGAACCACATCCCGTGACAAAAGATTTGCCAATATTGAAAAACGAATCTGCAATACGTAGATCCATTATGAATTTGGTACAAACGATTCCTGAAGAGAGGTTTTTTGAACCTCTTTTAGGATCAGATGTACGTTCTAGTCTATTTGACTTCGTTGATTTTGCTACTGCATCGGTTATTCAAGAACAAGTCCTTGAAACGATTGAAAATTTTGAACCAAGAGTTGATAATACTATTGTAGAAGTTGATCCACAACCAGACTCAAACTCATTTGATATAACAGTTATATTTGATATTGTTGGTCTTGAGTTTCCGACACAAGAATTTTCATTTTTACTAGAGGCAGCAAGGTAATAATATGCCTTTTACCAAATTTACAAACCTAGACTTTGATCAAATAAAGGTCTCAATCAAAGATTATTTGAGAGCAAACTCAAACTTTAGTGATTTTGACTTTGAGGGATCTAATTTTTCGGTCCTTATCGATACGTTAGCATATAATACTTACATAACGGCGTTCAACTCCAATATGATCGTTAATGAATCCTTCTTGGATTCTGCGACATTGAGAGAGAACGTCGTTTCTTTGGCAAGAAATATTGGTTACGTACCACGCTCTAGAAGCGCTGCACAGGCAACAGTAGGATTTGACATAACCACTAAGGTTTCTTCCTCTACACTGACCTTACAGGCGGGTCTAGTGTGTGTTGGGAATACAAATGACACAAACTTTGTATTCTCAATTCCAGAAGATGTTACTACAACCATCAATTCTGGTACCGCATCATTCGATGATCTAAAAATCTTCCAAGGAACGTTCCTTAAAAAGACTTTTATCGTTAATGGATCTGTGGATCAGAGATTTATCCTTGACAATTCATTCATCGATACATCAACAATCATCGTAAAAGTAAAGGGTATTGCTGATACTGGTGAAGGAAGAGAATATTCATTAGCATCAAATATTATAAACCTGAATCAAGAATCTGAAATCTTTTTGATTCAGGAAGTTCAAGATGAAAAGTATGAACTGTTGTTTGGTGATGGATATTTTGGTAAAAAATTAGAAGATGATGCAGTCATTACGGTGTCTTATATCATCACTGATGGTAAGGACGGTAATGGACCTAATAACTTCTCCTTCTCTGGTAGGGTTATTGATAGTGATGGAGGCATTGTTATTCCTTCATCAGCAATTACAATCGATACTACTATTGCTGCATCCAATGGCGGCGATATTGAACCTGTCGAATCGATCAAGTATTTTGCTCCTAGAATCTATGCTTCGCAGAACAGAGCAGTAACAACTCGTGACTATGAAGCAGTTATTCAATCAATCTACCCTAATACAGAGTCTGTTTCTGTTGTTGGTGGCGAAGAGTTAGATCCACCACAGTTTGGTAATGTTTTGATCAGCATCAAACCAAAGAACGGTAACTTTATTTCTGACTTTGATAAACAAAATATTCTTTCAAAATTAAAAGATTTTAGTATTTCTGGTATCAATCAAAAAATAATTGATCTGAAGGTTCTTTTTGTTGAGATTGATAGTGCTGTTTATTATAACAGTTCGCAAGTTACAAGTATTAATGATTTGAAGACAAATGTTAATACGGTTTTAAACACTTTTTCCACATCAAATGTTAATCAGTTTGGTGGTAGGTTTAAGTATAGTAAGTTAGCACAGACGATTGATAATGTTGATGATGCTATTTCATCCAACATTACTCGTATTAAGATTAGAAGAAATTTAAATTCATTATTAAATGCACCAACACAGTATGAACTGTGTTATGGCAATCAATTTCATATTAACGAAAGTGGATTTAATATCAAGAGTACTGGATTTACAGTCTCTGGCAGCACTGATGTGTTTTACTTCACTGATGTTCCCAATACCGAAGCAAGTGGAAAACTGGACGGAAGTGGTAAAGGCATTCTTGTTATCACTAGAGATAACAAAAATGTAGGAGGTAATTATGTAATTGACAGAACACTCAATCCAATTGGTACTGTTGATTACACTAAAGGTGAGATTATAATTAATACCTTAACTATTACATCTACTGAAAAGGATAATAACGTTATTGAGATTCAAGCAATTCCAGAATCAAATGATGTTATTGGTTTGAAGGATCTTTATCTCTCCTTTGACGTTGCAAATAGTAAGATAAATATGGTGAGAGACACCATTACATCTGGTGAACAGACATCGGGTGTAGGATATAAAACAACATCGAGTTACTTAAACGGGGAACTAAAGAGGATATAAGATGATACAAACTGGATTTGAGCAGAGGGTTAAGGTTCAGCAGATTATTGGAAGTCAACTACCTGAATTCTTACGCGCCGAAAGTCCCAAATCTATTGATTTTCTGAAGCAATATTATATCTCACAGGAATACCAAGGTGGTCCTTCTGATATTGCAGAAAATCTAGATCAATATTTGACACTGGATAACTTCAGTCAAGAAGTTATTTCTGGTAAGACGACGCTATATTCTGATATTTTATCAACTACAGAGGATATCCAGGTCTACTCGACCAAAGGATTTCCAAATGAGTATGGTCTGTTTAAAATTGGTGATGAGATTATCACCTACACAGGTCTAACTACAAATACTTTCACTGGATGCATTAGAGGCTTCAGTGGTATTCAGACACATAGAACTGATTTAAATCGTGAAGAGTTAGTATTCAAGGAAACAAATAAAACTTCTCACGGTAGTGGCACAGAAGTAGAGAACTTGAGTGTACTCTTTTTACAAGAGTTTTACAAAAAGTTAAAATATACGTTCACTCCAGGATTAGAAAATTCAAAGTTTGTAGATGATCTTGATGTTAACAACTTCATCAAAGAGTCAAATGCTCTCTATAAGGCAAAAGGTACAAAGGAATCATTTAAAATTCTGTTCAATGTTCTCTATGGTGAGACACCAACAGTTATAGATCTTGAAAGATATCTCTTCAAACCATCTGATGCACAGTTTAGTAGAAGAGAAGTAGTTATTGCAGAAAGGATTTCTGGAGATCCAAATAATCTTGTTGGACAAACAATCATAAACTCTGCAGATTCTGCAACAAAAGCATCAGTTTCTGAAGTTGAGATCTTTACAAGATCCGGTATTGGTACATATTTCAAATTAAATCTGTTTGTTGGTTTCACTGATGCAGATACTGTTGAGGGAAATTTCAAAGTTCAACCTAAAGTAAAGGCAATCAATGCAGTATCTGTAGGTTCATCTATTATTACAGTAGATTCTACTGTTGGTTTTGGATCAACAGGTACGATTATTTCTGGTAACAACAGCATTTACTACAACGAAAAAACGGTCAATCAGTTCTTGCAATGTACTGGTGTTGATGCGGCAATCGGAGTTTCTGATGACATTAGGCAAGACCAAGTATTCTTTGGTTTTGAAAATGGCGATGTAACAAAGAAAGTTGAACTTCGTATCGGTGGAGTTCTTTCCAACTTTGAAGCGGTTGGAAACCCTTCTCTAGTATCACGGGGACAAATCATTCGTGTTAAAAATGTTGGTGAGGTAATCAAAAATCCAGAGACTAATAAGTCATTTAAAGAAATATTTGCAAACTCCTGGATTTATAACACTCCAGTCAGGTTTGAAGTTGATTCAATCCGTGGTTCAACATACACTCTCAGATCTACAATTGAAAAGTCAAGTCTGAAAGTTGGTGATACTGTAGATATTCTGGAGGGTTCAACACAGACTGTTGCAGTAGTAGGGGCAAAAATCCAGACTGTAAGCGTAACTAAGAAGGAAGTAACACTGGGAAGTCTTGGCGGATTTACTCCAGCAGCGGGTGTAGAGTATAGTATCAGAAGAAAACTTAATACATCTTCTAGTACAGGAGTTGCTCTAGCATATGATGGCGTAACTTCTGATGTTCAGAATGTTTATCTTGAGAATGAAGAAACATTCTATGTTGCAGCAAACTCTTTGCCATCTTATGAGATCACTAAAGATATTGAATCTGCAACCATTCCTACTGCTAGTGGTAGTGCATTAGAAAATTTCAATACAAACACCTTAAGATATACAACTCTTTCATTCCCATCCAGTGTTCCATTTATAACTGGAGATGAAGTTCAGTATACTGCATCAGATAATCTGTTAATAGGTCTTGTGGAGAAGACATATTATGTGAAGGTATTGAATCCTGATAATAAAATAGAACTATATGAATCACCCTCTTTCATTGAAAGTAGTACTCCTATCGGATTTGAATCACTAAGTGCAGTAGGTTCTCATACATTTACTTTAGCATCACAAAAAAGTGGATCTCTGCAACCACAAAGACTTCTTAAGAAGTTTCCCAACAGTCAGAACATCAAGAATGCTGTTGGTGCAGAAACACTTCCAGGAACCATCGGTATGTTGGTGAATGGTGTTGAAATTTCAAACTATAAGTCATTTGATAAGATTTTCTTTGGACCAATCAAAGAAGTGATTCGTCTTAATACTGGGGATGATTATGATGTTATCAATCCACCTAATGTAACACTCGGAGACTCTGTTGTTAGTGGTGGGACTACAGCGTTGATTAGACCTGTTATTAGAGGATCTGTCAAGTCTATTCTGGTTGATCCTCAAGACTTTGACATCCGTAGAGTTCAATCAGTCACCATTAGTGGCGGAAACGGATCTGGAGCGATATTAGAACCTATCCTTGATACAAAGTATCGTGAGATTGAATTTGATTCAAGAGAGAGTACTGTAGGTGGTGGTATCGATATTGGTGATGACACTATCACTTTCCCCAAAAATCATAAATTGAGGAATGGTGACAAGGTTATATACAACAGAAATGGAAATGCAGAGATTAGTATTGGATCATTTAATGGTAGTAACACCAATCAAACGTCAACTCTTCACAGTGGGTCTGCATATTTTACTGAAATAGTTAATACATCGACTATCAAGTTGTATGAAACTTTTGATGATTTTAATTCTGGCATCAGCACTGTAGGATTTACAACGTCGATTACTCAAGGTATTCACAAATTTAGACTGTTTGATCCCAAACAAACTCTACGTGAAATTAGAGTTATTAATCCAGGAAGTGGATATGAGAACAGAAAACTAACTGCAAAACCTGCAGACATTTCAACTGCTTACGGCACGGTCAATTTCCATAATCATGGATTCAAAGATGGTGATATTGTTGTTTATACTGCCGATACCACTGCTATCGGTGGTCTTACGAGTGGAAATGAGCACCATATTCTCAAATTAGATAATAACTCCTTTAGGTTAAGTGATCCTGGTGTCGGTACAACTGCATTTACAAACAATTATAAGAGAAGAAAGTTTGTAGAATTCACTACACCTGGTGTTGGTAACCACAATTTTGCTTATAGAGACATTAGTCTGACAATTGACGCAGAATTTGATGGCGTAACAGGTGTAATTACTGCTACTCCACAGGTTAGAGGTGAAATTGTTGACCTTTACCTTTACGAAACAGGCACTGGATACGGTTCAACCATCCTAAACTTCCACAAACTCCCCGATGTTACCTTCAAATCTGGTAAAGATGTTGAAATCAAACCAATTATCATTGGTGGAAAGATTATAAATGCTCAAATTACCAATTCTGGAACAGAATACACTAGTGCACCAGATTTAACCGTCAATGGTGTGGGTATTGGAGCAAAATTAAGAGCAGTTGTTGAAAATGAAAAGGTCAAATCCATTATCGTCCTCAATGAAGGTGTTGGATATGACGCCAATACTTCGATTGTAGCAACATCTATCGGAAGTAAAGCATCTGCTAGAGCATCTGTTAGAGATTTGACAATTGATCATAACGCAAGATTTGGTAATGAACTCGTTTCAGAGGATGCAACGGGTCTGAAATACAATCTGGTAGGATATAGCACCCAGATTGGCGGAAATGCCTTCCAGGACGCTGTAGGCACCCACTCACCAATCATTGGTTGGGCATATGATGGTAATCCGATCTATGGACCTTTTGGATATGCAAATCCATTGAATAATAACTCTGATGTTGTTCAGTTAAACACTGGATATATTAGATCTACTTCCGATGTTACCGATAGACCATCAGGTTTTGCTGATGGATTCTTTGTAGAAGATTACAAATACGACAATTCTGGAAATCTGGACGAATATAATGGCAGATTTACAAAAACACCAGAATTTCCCAATGGTGTCTATGCATATTTTGCAGGAATTTCCACTAATTTTGCAAATGGTACCACACAACCAGAATTTCCATACTTCGTCGGCAATGTTTACAGATCGACACCTATAACTCAGGATGTAGATCAAACTTTTGATTTTAACTCATCAAAACTGAGGAGAAATACCCTCCCATACAGAGCAGATTCACTATTTGCTTCAAATGACTTTATTATTGAACCAAATGAAGTTATTGCGCAGAGAGCAGTTGTTGATTCTATTACAAAAGGTTCTGTAACTGACTTTAAAGTAATTGAATCTGGATCTGGATATGCTGTAAATGATGTCGCAAGTTTTTCTGGCCAAGGCGGTCTTTCAGCATATATCTCTAAGATTAAAGGAAAACGTATTGTTGATGTTAATACTACAACAGAGACTTTTACTGACTGTGTAGTTACCAGGTTTAATGATTCTGAAGTCAAGTTGACATTCACATCAACTCATAACATCAATGATCAAGATAGCATCGCTATTTCTGGACTTTCGACATATATCAAGGGTCTGACTAAGACACATACTGTTGGTGTTAGTAGTGAAAGGTCGTTCCTGATTGCTGATGTTGCCGCAAATGCAACTTCAGGATTTGTAACTGATATCTACGTTTCCAATATTCCAAAAATTGTCTCTGTAGGATCTACAATCGGTATTGGAACTGAAAGACTGTCTGTCCTTAATGTTTATGATGGAAGCAAGGTTCTGAGAGTTGCTAGAGGTCTCTCCGGTGCCGGACACACATCATCTACATCAGTCAAAGAGGTTAGCAACACAATTATAGTTCCTCTGAGCACCAAAAACTTTTCATCTGACGTAAATGAAAAGTATTTCTTCAATGCAGCAACACAACTTGGTATTGGTGCTACTGCAGGAATCGGTGTCTCGTTTGTATATGCTGTTGGAGAAAATTCAGAATCTATTTCGATTCCAACTCAAAGCATTTTTCTACCAAATCACAAATTTAAAACGAATCAACCTGTTGTCCTTGCTGCTCCAGTTGGTGCTTCCAAGATTTCAGTATCTAACACTCCATCTAGCACGACATTCAATATTCCAAACTCTACAACAGAGAATCTGTTTGTAATTAATAAAGGAAGAGACTTTATTGGTCTTGCGACTCAAGTAGGAGTTACTACAAATGGATTATTCTTAAGGTCGTTTAGTCCAAATGGTGATAGTGACGATTACAAGTATTCTATTGCACCTCGTTTTAATCAAGTAACTGCAAAAGCACAAAGAATCACTGCACAGGTTGCTGTATCCACAGATCATGGACTTGCTCACGGAGATGCAATTTTTCTGGACTTGAGACCAAACCTTTCAGTCGGTATTGGAGTATCTACAGGCATTTTGGTCAAGAGAAATGCTGATGATGAAAAATTGCTTGTTAATCCTATTGGATTTACTTCAGCGGTAGTTGGAATTGCTAAGAGTGAACTATCAATTACTGCACATGGATTCAATACTGGCGAGAAAGTACTCTACAATTCTTCAGATTTGATCGTATCTGGTCTTCAAACAGGTTCTTACTATGTTTATAGAATTGATGATGATACTATTCAACTGAGTGAAACATATAACGATTCTATTTCAACACCACCAACGATTGTAAGTTTTGCATCAACTGGTGGTGCAGGTCAAGAGTTGGCAAAAATTAATCCACAAATTCCTGTCATTAAGAATAACAACCTCGTATTTGATCTATCGGATGAATCTTTGAGTGGATATAACTTTAAAATTTTCTGTGACAATCAATTCCACAACGAATTAGTATCAGTTGGTGGAACAGTAACAGACTTTAGTGTAACTGGTGTTGGAACAATCGGCATCGGAACCACAGGAACTGGAACACTTACCCTGAAGCATAGTTCTCAACTTCCATCAAAACTTTACTATGGTCTTGAAAAGGCAGGATACATTAGTAGTGCCGATACTTTTGTAAAAAATTATTCAGAAATTATTTTTGTCGATAGTAAGTATTCTGGCAATTACGCAGTTTCTGGTATTGGAACTACAGCATTCCAGATTGCACTGAATCAAGTTCCAGAAAATTCTACTTATGTTGCATCCGATTTGGCATTTGCAGAGTATATAACAAATTCGCCAACTGCTAGAGGTGGTGTCCATCAGATGAAGATTACCTCTGGTGGTGAAGGTTATGAGAATCTTCCAGAATTTGTAAGCATTGCATCAACTTCGGGCATCAATGCGACGATTCTTCCAGTCTCTAAAACGATTGGAAATATTAATGAAGTGACAATAAAGGATCAAGGATTTGATTTCTCTGCAGATAAAACCTTAAGTCCAGAAGCATTTGTTTCTTCAAACTATCGTTTGAAAAATAGAAATACTATTAGTTCAATTAATGTTATTGGTGGTGGTCAAAATTATATTTCTGCACCCGATCTGGTAATTGTAAATCGTGATGGTGATAAAATAAATTCGGGTGTTTTAGAAGCAACTCTTCAGGGATCATCAATTATTTCCGCATCCGTCTCTGCTACACCTAAAGGATTAAGTGAGGTTATTAATACAGTTTTTGCTATCAATAATACTAATGGTGTTGGAATCGATAGTTGCACATCATCTCCTGCAGGTATTATAACTTGTAGATTGCAGACACCTATTCTTGGATTCAACACAACACCATTTGCTGTTGGAGATAAAATCTTTGTTGAAGGTATCGCAAAACTTGGAACTGATGGCGAAGGATTTAATTCTTCGGACCACGGATTCCAGTTCTTTCCTGTTACCAAGTTTACTAATACAAACCCCGCTGAAATTGAGTTTGATATAACAGGTATTGCCACCAACGCGGGTATTGCTGTTACCACACAGAACTCATATGCAACTTTAATCCGTCAGTCCAACTATCCAACTTTTGAAATTATTCAAACACCTTCAGAACTTGTTGTCGGTGAACAAATTCTCACTCTCGATACAGCAACAAATAATTTTGTTTTGCGAGATCTAAATGTTGTTGAGAATACTGGAGAACTTCTGAAGATTTATGGATCTTACGATCTTTCTCCTGATGAAAAAATTCTTGGAAAGACTTCAGGAATAGAAGTAACGGTTGACTTCATTGAAGAAAATAGAGGTTTATTCAATATCGATTATTCACTTGAAACTAATATTGGATGGCGCGAAGAGACTGGAAAACTGAATCAAGATTCCCAAGTAATACCTGACAACGATTACTATCAAAATCTTTCATATACTGTTAAGAGTTCGCAACCATTTGAGACGATTATTGATCCTGTAAATAGACTGCTCCATACTTCAGGTATGAAGAATTTTTCTGATACTGTAATTAGTAGCACTATTAATGCTGGTATTGGAACTACTATTTCTTCAAATAGTATAGCACTTCTAGATATCATCAGTGATAAGAGAGTAGATGTAGTCAAGTCTTTTGACTTTGGTCTTGATGTTGATGTATTAGATGGAAAATCGAAGTTCGTTAAACTTGAAAATAAAAAACTTGCAGACTTCATTAAGTGTGATACAAACAGAGTATTGACTATTGATGATGTTAGGAATGAGTTCTCTAATAGTGAAGATACTGAGGATCTTTTTGTCAATCTTGATTCTATTAATATTAATGAAGGATATGCAAGATATCTACTTCAGGTGAGAAGTGTTGACGGCAATGAATTTCAGGCGACTGAAGTTATAGTTGTTCCTTCACAAGATAAAAAGTCTTTACTGACAGTTGAGAAAGCAAACGTTACTATTGGACAAGCAAACAATAACAATACAAATACAACACTCAGTCTTGGCAGTTTTATTGCAGATACTGATAACTTAGCATTGCAGTTTGCCCCAACCGAACAATTTAATACGGATTATGATATTAAGATTCTTAAAAATGAATTCAATACAACTCTGACTGGTATTAATACAAGAACAGTTGGTTTTGCAGATCTTGTTGGCGTTACAACCACAGTTGGTGTAGGAACAACAGTATCTTTGATTGTTAGAGATGTAGATACTACTGAAGGTGTTTATGCGAATGTTGAAGTTATTAATAAAGTATCTCAGTTGAGAACAATTGTTGAACTGTATATGGACCATGATGGATCCGATACATTTGTTTCCGAGTTTTACTTTGATAATGATGGAACTACTGAGGCATCTGATAACTTCATTGGAACCTTTAGAGGGAATATCAACTCTGGTGTTCTTTCACTAGACTTCACTAACAGCACTGAAAGTGACTCAGTTCTTGTTAGAACTAGAGCAGTTGGATTTGGATCAACATCTGTCGGTGTTGGAACTTATAGATTCCTTGCAACATCACAACCAGCAGAGACTGAAAAATCCGGAAGACTTCAAACTAACTTTGCACAAACGGTTGGCATTTCTACTCCTATCAGTGTTTCCAACTCTGATGTAACAACTTTGAAAACACTTGCAAGAGTTGGATATGGAAATACCTCTGCACTACATCAACTACTGGTAATACACGATGGATCATCAGCTTATACCGTACAATATCCTTATCTTTCCATTGGAAGTACCAGTGGAATTGGAACATTTGGGGCAAACATTAGCAGTAATGATCTGTTATTAAACTTCTTCCCAGATTCTACAATCTCTGGATCTCAAGAGATTGTGGTTCAAACTTATACTGAAGTTCTACAAACTGCTAGAGATAATGATAATGTTGCCAATATTTTAACATATGGTCCAATAAATGAAAAACTGACTGTAAGTGGTTATAACTCTCTTAATGGTGAAAGAAGCAATGCCACTGCATTTGAGATGGAGCACGAAGGCATTCCTATTTTTGCGAAGACCTTCAATCCAGCAGAGACTACTGTCCTCGATAAGGGAACTGGCATCTTTACCATTGAAGATCACTTCTTCCAAACTGGAGAGCGTCTGATATATGAACCAGGTTCAACTTTCGCCGGTGTTGCTGGAACTGCAATTAATCGTGCAGGAACCAGTGTTGGACTTGCAACAGAAGTATATGCAATTAGATTAAATTCTGATCAGTTTAAGATTGCAGAATCTGCAGCAAATGCAAACACTGGAACTGGGGTTACCTTTACCGATAACGGTGGTGGTAATGCTCACACCTTTGAGATGTTTAAGAAACTTAGCAAGTCTATTGTTTCTATCAGTGGTATTGTTCAAAGTCCGATTGCATTTACAGACATCAATTATGATCTGACTGATAATGGCGGATCTATTACCGGTCTAACATCATTCTTCTCAGTCTCGGGTATTTCATCCATCTTATCTGGAGATATCTTTAAGGTTGATGATGAATATATGAAGGTTGAAAGTGTGGGTCTTGGAACTACATCTGTTGGTCCAATTTCTGGAACTGGTAGTTTCAACCTTGTTAAGGTTGAGAGAGGATTTGTTGGAACTTCCGCTGCAGCGCACGATGATGGTGCTATAGCAAGAATCTTTATTGGTTCGTTCAATATTGTTAAGAATAAGATTCATTTCACAGAAGCACCAAGAGGTGATCTGGGACAATTAATTAGTCTCGACAATCTACCTAAACCAAAGTCTTCATTTGGTGGAAGAGTATATCTTAGACAAAACTATGCCACCAATCAGGTATTTGATGATATCTCCAAAGACTTTACTGGGATTGGTAAAACCTATACTGTAACTGTTGCTGGACTCAACACAACTGGTATCGAAACTGGAAGTGGTGTTGTTTTTATTAACGATATCTTCCAGAAACCATCAACTGACAATAATATTGGAAACAATTATGAATTTGATCAAGGTCCTACTGGAATCTCTAGCGTTATATTTACTGGTATCACTTCATCTAACGGTCAATTGATGATCTCTGAAGATAATATTAACAAGAATCAACTTCCTAGAGGTGGTGTCATTGTTTCTCTTGGATCTACACCTGGTCTTGGATTTGCACCTCTGGTTGGTGCTGCTGTAACCGCAGTTGTATCTGGCGGTGCCATTCAATCTGTTGGTCTTGGAATCACTGATATTCACGGATCTGGATATCGTGGTGCATCAGTTTCAATCGGAATCACTGAGTTTGGTGGATCACCTGGAACTGGTGCGAATGTTTCTGCAGTCGTTGGTGCTGGTGGAACTCTGATCTTTACTGTTAACACTCCTGGATCTGGATATACAAATCCAATCGTAAGTATCCCTGCACCATCATATGAAAATCTTGAAGTTGTTGGTGTATCACGTCGTGGTATTGGACCAACAACAAAAACTGGTACGGGTCTGCTTCTGACTCTTGATGTTGGTTCTGCTTCTACAACGGGCATCGGATCAACTTTATTCGAAGTTAAGAGTTTCGATATTGTTAGAAATGGATACTCATTCTTACCTGGTGATAAGTTCAAACCAGTTGGACTGGTAACTGACAAAGGACTCTCCTCACCACTTGCAGATTTTGAACTGGAAGTTCTTGATACTTTCACCGATTCGTTCTCCTCTTGGTCATTCGGTGAGTTGGACTTTATTGATCCAATCTCAGATCTTCAGGATGGATCGAGAACAAGATTCCCACTCAACTATGAGGGTGAATTGTTGAGTTTTGAACTGGGAGAAGATCCAGACTTAGATCTTAACGCAGTTCTATTGATCTTTATCAACGGTGTTATTCAAGAACCTGGTTCTCATTATCAGTTTACTGGTGGTACATCATTCAGGTTTGTAACTGCACCCAAAAAAGAAGATAATATTTCAGTCTTCTTCTACAGAGGAACACGCGGTATTGATAGTACTTCGGTTGAAATTGTCGAAACCATTAAAGAAGGTGATGAACTACAACTGATGCAGTTTGGTAATGTTGATACTCAAAATCGCAGAAGCATTGTAGGTATCGTTACTTCAGACTTAGTTGAAACAAATCTATATCCCGGTGAAGGTGTTAGTGATACAATTTCCAGACCATTTGACTGGTATAAGCAAAAGGTAGATAAGTTTATCAATAATAACTTTGTCTTTAAGACAAGACCTTCTATTGAACCACACATTTATCCAACTGCAAGAATTATTGGCGATATTTCATCTTCTTCTAGTGAAATTTTTGTTGATAATGCACAATTCTTCAACTATGAAGAAAATGAGTCTTCAATCATTATTGATGATGTAGATGCTCTTATTGTAAATGGTGGTTCTTCGGATCCAGTAGCAGCAGCAATTACTGCAACTGTTGGAACGGGTGGAACAATTAGTGCTTTGACAATCACCACCGGTGGTTCAGGTTATGTTGGATCTGCAGTAACAATTTCACTCTCCTCACCTAAAACTATTGGCGTTGGTGTTGGGACGACTGCTTCTGCAACTATTCCAGTTGTAAATGGTGCTCTGAGTGGAACTGCTAACATTACCAATCCTGGATTTGGATACAATGCTTCCAATCCTCCATTGGTTCTTTCTCCTACACCTAACCCAACATTTGAAAATATTACTTCTATTGATATTGTTCAAGGTGGTGCAGGTATTGTTACTGGCATTACAACCGTTATCGGAACTGGTGGTCAGGGAACTCTGGGTCTCAAGTTCTTCCTAAATGCTGCAAGCAATAACGAGTATTCAAACTTTGCAAATGGTTATCCAATCTTTATTTCTGACACTATTGTCGGTCGTGGGGTAACTTCTATCAACAACTCTCAAGACATTGCAGTTGTTGGTGTAGGAACAACCTTTGTTGATAATATTTACATCGTCAGAAACTTCTCTGCTTCTGCGGCGAATGCAGAGTTTATTGCTGACATCCTTTCAACCACAGCGTCAAGTGCAGAAATATCTGCAACTGGATTCGTCACTTGTGGAAGATTCTCTTGGGGTCGTCTCGCGGGCATCTCAAGATCAAATTCACCAATCTCTATCGGTGTTACGGGTCTTACATTCTCAGGTCTCAGTACATATCCAACTATTCAAAGAAGAACATTTGGACACAGAGACTCTGGTGCTCTTAGAAACGATCTAGCATAGAGTATAAATATAGAAAAAACCTAGCACGATGGCGGCCATTGTAACAGATCAGTTTAGAATATTGAATGCGGAAAATTTTGTAAATTCCGTTACAAATACTTCTAATTCATATTATGTCTTTGTAGGATTGGCAAATCCTACAGAAAGTGGTTTTGGAAAATCCTCTACTTGGGACACAAACACTCCAAGTCCTATTGATAACTTTGAGTATCAAGGATTTGTAAGTGATAATATGTCTTTTGGTAGGAAAATTACTTCCGCAAACGTTAGAAGAGTTGTTAGAAGAATAAATTGGGTTCAAGGAACGCGATATGAAATGTATCGCCAAGATTACAGTATTAATAGTCTGTCTCCAGTATCTAAATCTGCAAGACTATATGATTCAAACTACTATGTAATGAATAGTGAGTTCAAAGTCTATACTTGTATTGATAACGGTTCTTCTGGTATCTCTACAACAGGCAGCGCATCTCTGGATGAACCAACCTTCACTGATCTTGAACCTTCAAAGGCAGGCGTTAGTGGTGATAAATATGTTTGGAAGTATCTGTTCTCAGTTCCTCCAAGTGATGTCATTAAGTTTGACTCTACAGAATATATCACGTTACCTAATGATTGGGAAACAACAACCAATGCTCAGATTACTGCAGTCAGAGACAATGGTGACTCTACAGTTAATGAGAATCAGTTAAAGAAAATTTATATTGATGAGCGTGGCGCTGGTTATTCTCAAGGAACTCACGAAGTAAGTATCTTGGGTGATGGTACTGGAGGTAAAGCAATCCTTGACGTTGATGCTCTGGGAAGAATTATTAGTGCATCAGTTTCTTCTGGAGGTAAGAATTATTCTTACGCAATGGTTGATCTTGGATCAATCAACTCTAGTTCTACAACCAAAGCAAAACTGATTCCAATTATCCCACCCTCAAAAGGTCACGGATATGATATTTACCAGGAATTGGGTGCAGAAAGGGTTCTCCTTTATGCACGTTTTGATGATTCTACTAAGGATTTTCCAATAGATACGACAATATCTCAAATTGGTATTGTTAAAAATCCAACTTCTGTTGGTTCTACTGCAGTATTTGTGGATAATCAATATTCGTCACTGGGAGCAATCAAGTTTACGACAACTTCGGGCACTCTTGCGATAGGTGATGCTCTTAGTCAGACTGTGAGTGGTGGAACTGCTAAAGGATATGTTTTTTCATATGACACAGAAACCAAAGTTGTTAAGTATGCTCAGGACAGATCACTATTCTTGAATCCAACAACATTTGATCAAACTGATTATGTTGGAGTGACAACTTCTGCCCGTGTTTATGAATTTGCTTCAAACGCAAACGCTGTGACTAGCGACAATGGTTTCTCAGGAACAGTTCATCAAGCATTTACTGGAGTTTCAACTAATCCAACAGGATCAAAGATTATCTCCTTAGGTGTTGTGTTTAACGATGGTGTTGCAACACCAGAGATAAATAATGGATCAGGGGATATTATTTACATTGACAATAGACCTGCAATCTCTAGAAATTCTAGACAAAAAGAAGACATTAAAATTATCCTGGAATTCTAAAAAATGCCACAAAAAACGAATCTCAATATAAGCCCATATTTTGATGATTTTGATAAGGACGATAACTTTTATCGTGTCCTATTCAAACCAGGATTCCCTGTTCAAGCGAGGGAATTGACGACTCTGCAATCTATTTTGCAGAATCAAGTAGAAAACTTTGGTAGTCATATTTTCAAAGAAGGATCGATGGTGATCCCTGGAAATATTAGCTACGATGGTGAATATACTTCTATAAAAATTAACTCCGACTACTTAGGAATACCTGTAACGGCGTATGTAGATAAACTAATAGGAAAGAGACTGAGGGGACAAACCTCAGGTGTAACTGCTAGTGTTGATAAATTTCTGGATGTTTCTCCTGCAGAAGGTATCACAGATTTAACTCTATTTGTTGGATATCATAGTTCTAATGAATCTGGAGAAATTGCATCATTCGATGATGGTGAGGTTCTGATTGTTGAAGAAGGATTTACTTACGGAAACACTTCTGTTAATGCAGGAGATGTGGTTGCTACGGTAGTATCTGAAGATTCTGCTTCTATTGGTAGTAATGTTTCTATCGGCACTGGTGTTTATTTTATTAGAGGAACATTTGTTGATGTTGCCGCAGATAAAATTGTTCTGGATGCATATAGCAATAATCCATCCTTTCGAGTTGGTCTAGAAATTATTGAAGAACTCATCACCGCAAAGGATGATGATTCTCTATATGATAATGCAAAGGGATTTTCTAACTTTGCTGCACCAGGTGCAGATAGATTAAAGATTTCTACAAAACTTTCTAAAAAACTTCTAACTGATTACGACGACAAAACTTTTGTCGAATTACTTAGAATTGAAGATGGTGAAATAAAGAAGTTACAGAATAGTTCTGTTTATAGTATTATCAAAGATTACTTTGCAAAGAGAACCTTTGAAGAGTCTGGAGACTATTCTCTTGGAAACTTTGGTGTTAGTACATCAGAGATCTTAAACGATAGAATGTCTAACGAAGGTGTATATTTTGAAGATCAAATAACTGATCAAGGTAATACTGCTTCTGAAGACCTGTATGCAGTAAAACTTTCTGCAGGAAAGGCATACGTCAAAGGATTTGACGTAGAGACTATTTCAACAACAGTTGTTGATGTAGAAAAACCAAGGGATACAAGATCAGTATCAGATGCTTTGGTTCCATTTGAGTTTGGAACAGTATTAAGACTGAACAATGTCAATGGTTCTCCTTTCATTGGTGTTAATAATAATGATAATATCGTAAATCTATTCAATCAAAGAAAGACAACTGCAAACGCAACTGCTGGTTCTGGAACTCAAGTTGGTAGGGCAAGAGTTTATTCTTATGGTTTGACTGATAGCGCATATTCAAATGCATCATCAAAGTTTAATCTTTCTCTGTTTGATGTTCAAACTTTTACGGAACTTACTCTCAACTCTTCAGTAACAAATGCACAACTTCCAGACTCTTCATTTGTTGAGGGTGTAAGCAGTGGTGCATCAGGTTTTGCAAATGCTCAGGGCGGTGGTAGTGCTACAGTCAACCTTGTTCAAACAACCGGAACCTTTATTGCTGGAGAACAATTAAAAATTAATGGAACTTCTTTAGTTTCAAGATCTGTAACCAGCGTTAGAACTTTTGGTATTGAAGATGTTAAGTCTGTATTCCAAGATTCTACTGCAGTTGATTCAGAATTAAAATCTGATTTCTCTGGCGACCTAATTTTGCAGAAAAAGACTGCACCAAACTTCAGTATTGCAGATCAAATTACTATCAGTAATGCTGGTATTGCTACAGTTGCTGGTAAAAACTTTGTTGGTATTAAGAAAGATTCAATTGTCAGATACCAGACCTCATCTCTTTCAGTTCCAACATTCAACAGAGTCTCTGCAGTTGCTGCTGATGGATTAACAATGACACTGGCAGCAACCACTGATGTTGCCAATGTTTGTGCTGGTCCTATAACTGAAGGAACAGTTAATTTTACAATTGGTGCCCCTATTGTAAGAAATAATGGTGGTATGTATGCATCTTTAGAAGAAACTAGTGTTGCTACCGTTGGTCTTTCTGGATCAAATCTTACTGTAACCACTCAAATCAGAGAAAAGTCTACTAATGATTCTGGAGAACTGAGTCTGGTTCCTGGAGATACTGGTATTACTAGTTCTAGATATGAGACATTTGATGCTGATCGTTACTCAATTCACTATTCTGATGGAAGCATTGAAGATCTAACCTCAGATCAGTTTAGTTTAGGAACTGATGGTAATGTCACGATCACAGGTTTGACAGCATCACAGTCAAGTAATGTTACTGTTAATGCAACTGTCAAGAAGATTGGTATAAGCGAAAAAAGAAAAGATTACATCAGAAGTGAAAAGATTAATATTAATCAATGTAGAACTGGAGTTACAACTTCTCTGACAGGACTTACACAGAGCAATTTCTACGGAACAAGGATTGAGGACAAAGAAATCTCACTCAACGTTCCTGATGTTGTAAAGGTTATTGCTGTCTATGAAGCACTCGATATCAATATTCCTGTATTAGATAAATTAATCTTCCCATCTGGACTTGCTCTAGATACAAATTCTATTCTTGGTGAGAAGATTCTTGGTAAGGAGACTGGTGCTCTAGCACAGATTGTCACAAGATCTTCTGCAACAGAGGTTGAGATTGTATATCTGAATGATTCCAAATTCTCTATTGGAGAATTGGTGAATTTTGAAGAGTCAAACATCAATTCTATTATTTCTAACATCACTATTGGTAACTATCAAAATGTAACTGATCACTATACTCTAGACAAAGGACAGAGAGAAGAGTTCTATGACTATGGACGTATTGTTAAATCCAATGATGGATATACTCCGACACGCAGACTGCTTATCATTTTTGATTATTATCTAGTTCCTAGCAATGACACCGGTGATATTTACACTGTAAATTCATATGATCCTGAAAGATATAAGTTTGATATTCCAACTCTTCCTAGTGAAGCGAGAGCATCTGATATTCTTGATGTAAGACCAAGAGTTACTGCCTTTGATCCTTCAACTAGTAGATCTCCATTTGATTTTGATTCAAGAACATTTGGAACCACAGGAAATAATCCAACTTTGGTTGTTGCACCTGAAGAAAGTTCGATTGTCGATTTTGCATACTATCTGCCAAGGATTGATAGGATTAGTTTGAATAAAGATGGTGTCTTTACCGTAACTAAAGGAACTTCCGCAGTAAATCCAAAGGCACCAACTTCGGTTGATGAGGCAATGGAAATTGCAACTCTGAAGTTACCTGCATATCTCTACAATCCTGAGGACATTGAAATCACGGTTGTTGACAATAGAAGATACACGATGCGTGACATTGGAAAAATTGAAGATAGAGTTGAAAATTTAGAAACTCTTACTTCACTGACTCTTCTTGAACTTGACACTAAGACCCTTCAAGTTAGAGATGCTGACGGTCTTGACAGATTTAAGTCAGGTTTCTTTGTTGACGACTTCAAAGATGTTAATAGAACTGATTTTGATAGTTCAGATATTGCAGTTGATAGTCGAACAAACACTTTGACAACACCTAGAGATTTCTTCTCTCTGAAACCACAGGTTGCTTTAGAACCATCAATTAATATCAACACAGCAGATTTCAGTCAAAACCTATCTCTTTTGGACTCCAATGTTCAAAAGACTGGTGATTTAATCACTCTCAAATATACTGAAAAAGGATGGATTGAGCAACCTCTTGCATCTAGAGTTGAAAATGTCAATCCATTCAATATGATTGACTTTACTGGAAGAATTCAACTGACTCCTGCCTCTGATAACTGGACAAGAAATGTTTTTGTTTCTGGTGGAACTAGAAGGATCACCGGAAGTTTTAATGGATCTTTCATTGAAACAATTAAGATTTCTAGTAAACCAGACACTCACGTTAGATCAAGAAACGTATCATTTGTTGGTGGTGGTTTAAGACCTTTAGCAAGACACTATCCTTTCTTCGATAGTGCTAGTGGTATCGATATTGCTCCAAAACTAATTGAAATTGCAATGTCTTCTGGCGTATTCAATGTAGGTGAAAATGTTAGTGGATTTATTGGTGGAAGAAGAATATTCAGGGCAAGAGTTATTCAACCAAACCACAAGACTGGTCAATATAATAAACCAGCAACGACTATTAGTTTGAATCCATATGATAGATCTGTAAGTCTCCCAACAACATATTCTGCATCTTCGACTGTTCTTAACGTTGACATTGAAGCACTTGCAGATGAAGTTCAGGGTCGTTATTTTGGATTTGTTCAAAAAGGTGTAGTTCTCATCGGCAATACGAGCGGTGCACAAGCGACTGTGAGTGACGTTAGACTGTTTACGGATACATTTGGTGATGTAGGTGGTTCAATCTTCTTCAGGAACCCTCTAGCGTCTCCTCCACCACCTTTAAGGTTTAAAACTGGTACCAATGCTTACAAGTTAACTTCAAGCTCAACAAACGCAGAACCTCTCAAGGGAAGTTTGTTGATCAGTTCTGCTGAAACTACTTATAGAGCAACGGGTATTGTTGATACCTTTAGACAAACAAGAGTTGTTGTAAGAAGACCACCTCCACCACCAGCACCACCAAGACGCCGCCGTCGCCGCCGTGGCGGAAAAGATCCACTGGCACAATCATTTACAGTGGATGAAACTGGTGCATTTATGACTTCAATTGACTTGTTCTTCGCGAACAAGGATGAAGCGGAAAAAGTTACTATTGAAGTTAGGACAGTTGAATTGGGCACACCAACAAATCAACTGGTTGATGATTTCTCTAGAGTCACTTTAGAACCTTCCCAAATTAATACTTCAACTGATGGAACAGTTCCAACGAATGTTAAGTTCCCATCACCAATCTATTTGGAACCAAATACTGAATATGCAGTTGTTATTTTGGCACCAACAACCAATCAATATGAGCATTGGGTTGCTAGAATGGGCGAAAGAACAGTCAACACAACCACATTGCCAAACGCTGAGAGTGTTCTTGTAACTAAGCAATATGTTGGAGGAAGTCTCTTCAAATCTCAAAATGGAACCATTTGGACCGCAAGTCAATTTGAAGATCTTAAGTTCAAACTTTATAAGGCGAACTTCACAACTACAACAGGAACAGCATTTTTCTATAATACACCATTAACACCCACAGATAGTAATCTGCCTAAATTGAATGCAGATTCTGTCAAAACTCTACCTAGAAGACTGAAGGTTGGTATTAGTACAACAAATACAATGAATGCCGTATTGCAAGTTGGTAGAAAGGTAAGTGATGGAACTGCAGGAAGACCTTTTGGTTTCATTGATCAAGTTGGTGGAAGAGTCAATACATTGAGTCCTTCCATTGTAGGTGCTGGATATAGTAACGGCACATATAGTGATGTTCCACTCTATACCATTACAGGAAACGGCAGTAACAGTAGAGCAACTGTTGTTGTTTCTGGTGGGGTAGTTTCTTCAGTTAGTCCAACCACAGACGGAAATGGATATGTAGTCGGTGACGTTGTTGGTGTTACTACTTCCAATATGGTAAAAGGACGTGGTGCAAAAATTACTGTTACTGAGTTGGACGGATTTGATACTCTGTATCTGACTGGTGTTCAAGGACAAACTTTTGATACAGGAAACTTAGTTGTTTATGATAGCAGCACTGCCGTTTCCTATGCAAATACTGATATTTTAAGTTCCACTGTCCTAGATTCTCTGTCAGAGGGTAATGTTATTGAGGTTACTCATCATAGTCACGGTATGCATGCAAGTAACAATATTGTTACTCTGTCGGATATTGAACCAAATACAGTTTCAACTACACTCACGTCCGAACTGTCAAACAGTGGGGGATCGATCTCTGTTGCCAATACTTCTCTCTTTGGAACATTTGAAGGTATTACAACTTCAAGAGGATTTGTTAAAATCAACAACGAAGTTATCTTCTATGATTCAATCACCGCAGGTGGTGGCGGATCAGGATCTCTTGGTATTGGAACAAGAGGTATTGATTCATCTCTAGTAAGATCTCATCCAAATAATTCAGAAATCTTCCCATATGAACTGAATGGTGTATCTCTGACCAAGATTAATAAGCAACATAGTATGTCTAGTAACGCATTACTGAATGCATCACAAGATATTGATAAGTATTATCTTGAAATTGATCGTCAAGATAGAGCAAGTGGTGATACGCTTCTGTGTTTCACTAGTGATAACCAAGTTGGTGGCGATGGTGCAGTTGGCACAAGAAACATTCAGTATAATACTCTTGAACCAAGAGTTAACGTAATTACTCCAGGTGAGGGAACATCTTTGTCTGCATCCATCAGAACAACTTCTGGTACAAGTGCTGGTGGTATTGAACCATCTTTTATTGATCAAGGATTTGAACCTATTGAATTGAATGTAGATAACTCTCTGTCTACACCAAGAATTGTTGCCTCTGAAGTCAATGAAACAACCAGATTGACAACATTGCCCAAGAACAGATCATTTACTCTGGGAATCCAGATGAACTCTAGTGATTCAAACTTGTCACCAGTCATTGATACTCAAAATATAACAATGATCTATGGTAGAAACCGTATTAATAATCCTATTAGTGATTATACAATTGATGGTCGTGTCAATCTGAGTAGTGAAGATCCGCATAGTTCAATCTATGTCACTAATAGAGTAGATTTGGCACAACCTGCCACATCTCTCAAGGTTCTGGTTTCTTCTTATCGACACGCATCGGCAGATTTTAGACTTCTCTATCAACTGTTTAGAACAGATTCTTCTGGTATTGAGACATCATATCAACTGTTTCCAGGTTTCAACAACCTTAATGACACTGATGGTGATGGTTTTGGCGATGAAGTAATTGATAATACTCAGAACAATGGTAGATCTGATGCGTTTGTTTCTGCAAGTGCTGATGGACAGTTCTCTGAATATCAGTTCAGTGCTGATAATTTGGAACAGTTCACTGGATTCAGAATCAAGATTGTTATGAGTGGAACTAATGAAGCTCGTTCTCCGCAGTTCAAGGACTTTAGAGCAATTGCTCTTGCTTAATTATGATTAGAGTTGAAGGGCAAAAAAATCTGTATCGGGACAATTCTGGCGCTATTGTCAATACCGATACAGAGCAATATAATCAGTATGTTAAACTGAGAGAGAGAAGGAAATTTGATAAAAAAGAAATCACTGATATCAAACAAGAAATTGAGGAACTTAAATTACTTCTTAAGGAGGTTTTAAAAAATGGATCCTGATAGCATAGAATTGACAAATCTATCTAAAAGTTTTGAATATGCAAAAATGGCAAAAGAGTTAGAAGATTGTGATGATCGTGATGAACTTCGTAATGTTGCAAAGGCATATCTAAAACTCTATCTAAAGCAGCAAGAGGTTGTTGCGCAACTAGGTCTGTCTAAATAGTTAAAAATATTATTAGAAAATGGCAGTATATACTTCTAATATTATAGTCAACACTGGAACAGACTTTTCCCAAATTTTTACTTTAGAGGATGGTCAAACCAATGCTGCTCTCAATTTGAGTAGTTTTGGTGTAAAAGCACAGATGAGAAAGCATCCCACTTCATCGGGAGTAACAACTTTTACTGCATCAATTTACAGTGCTTCTAATGGTCAAATTCAGTTAGGGTTATCAACAACCACAACTTCTAGTTTGAAAGAAGGTAGGTATATGTATGATGTAGTCTTGACAGACGCAGGAAGTATTATGAGTAGGGTTCTAGAAGGATCTGTAATGGTCACCAAAGGAGTTACTCAGTAATGGCAAACATCAAGGTCAGATCAAGAAATAATTCTATTGTTGTTAGAGTTGGTCAAACCAATGCAACTAAAGTTGTTGCATCAAATTCTGCTGCATCAGCAGCAGGCACACTTTTAGCTATTGCAAGTGATGTTGTTGACACTGGTCTCGCAACTAATACATTTTTAATGTATGATGGCAGTGACTATATACATGTACCTGCATCTCAGATTCTAGATCTGGCAGATACAACTGATGATGATACTATTGATTATGG